ACTCGAAACGTTTCGTATTTGAACGTCTCAGCACCCGAAAATCTTAACGTTTTTGATGTTATTAATTTTCCTGTCGTTCCTGCTTTCAATAATGTGTCATATACAACACCGTTATCCCAAACTCCATTCCATAAGCCGTCTACTGCTATATAAATAGTCAGTGAGTCCGTGCCAACGGCTGATGTTAATAGATTAACAGTGTTTGCATATCCTAACGTCATTGTTGCCGATGTGTCCAGCCTTGCGGTTGTCGATTTCGGGATTGCTTTGTTTTGAAATACCCATTTTGTTACGGCTCCGTAACTAATTAAAGTAATCAATAACAATCCTATCATTATAAATATTGATTTTCTCATTTCGCCTCCTATACTAAAGTCTGTAATTGAACTAACAAAATATTTCTATCTTGCTCAGCTACTTTGGTATAATTAGCAACGTCCTGGAGTTCAGCATCTGAAGGGTTGTTGTTGTCGGTTGTCATTGATACACCGTCTAAACCGAATCCGATATGATAAGTCCACTGCAAACGGTCTTCAAAAGTTGCCGCGTTTCTTGAAGCCTCTAATGCTAACGCTCTTTGATAACCGATTGTGAACGGGTTACCGCCTGCAATCCAAGTCTTATAAACACCGCCAACGGGAGCACAAATTGTGTTATTAGTGATTATTTGGTATTGTCCCAAATATTCTCTTAAAACAGTTTGCCCGTTTGCCAATGTTGTTAAGTGTCCCTTGATGTCATCTTGCAACGCTCTTTTTACTGTTGTATGCAAATAGATTTTGTCGCATTTTTCCCAATTTTCACCTAATGCCCATTCAGCCGCCTCGTCAATATGTTCGGGTGTTATTGCTACACTTGAATAGTCTTTGACGTGGGTTGCCTCCAAAACGCCGCTTGTGCCGTAAATACCGTCGGTCATATACTTCAGCATTCCCTGTATGTCCTTTAGGTTCTTTTCGGCAATCTGTGGAGCGATTAACTGCATTGCGTCAATGCCCTGTGTGATTGTGTTTAGGTCGTGCTGTGCTATTGCACCGTATCCGTGAACTATTGGGAACACTTCTGAATAGTCGTTTAATGCTGCATACGTTACCGTTGTTGACGTTGTTACTCTTGTCGTTCCTGTGTTTACGGAGTCCAAACTTTTTAAATATGGACGCCGCCAAGATGTGTCTTTGTCTCTAATCGAAGGGTCTTCTATGATTTTTGTCAGCCCTTGATTGATTGCGTTGTTTGCCTGTGGCATGAGATTGACTATAAAGTCCTCCCATACCGCTGGTATAATTGTTAAAGCCATTTAAATCATCCTTTCACGTTCTTAATTAATTCTTCCATGTCCGCCTCGTATTGCCTTGGGTTCGTTGTTTTTAGTTTCATCCAATCCTCCTGACTCCGTTCCTGTAATGGTATATCCATTGCTGGTTTATCACCGTCGGTTCCGGGTGTCTTTAAAATTTGGACATCTAAGTCCTCAGCTACCGTTTGCAATACCTCAAGCGGAAATTCTTTATATTTGTCCCGTTTACCTTCGGGAATTTTCGCAAGAAACTGCTCACGTTGTTTGTTAATCAGCTCATCATACTTTGCCCGTAAATCGTTTAGTTCCGTCTCAAACGGTTCTAATTTACTTGCTTTGTCTTTGTATTCCGTCGCCGCTTTTCTGTAACGCTCATTTTCCTTGCGTAATTTTTCGACGTATTCCCTCTGAAATACCTCTACCGTCTCGGTTCTTGTTACCGTCGCACTCTTGGCGGTTGGTTCGACGGGTGTCGGATTGTCTAATCCTGTTATGATGTCTTCTGCCATCTTGTTGTCCTTTATTGTTTATAAATTAAGCGTCTTGCTTTTTCTTTTTGTCAAATTCTTTAAGTAACTTCTCTATCTTTGCCGTTAAGCCCGCAATTATTATTTCTTGGTCGGCTGCCTTACGCTCCGCCGCTTCCAACTTCTTGCGGATTTTCCTCTTCTGCTTTTGTTGGTTCATCGCTTCCACCATCGTTGGGTCTAAGTTCATTTGAATCCTCTTTTATTTGTTTTTTAAATTCTAAATTTGTATTTATATATTCTATTGCTTGGTCGTCGGTTGCTATTGTTGTATTGCCCGTTATTCGTACTACATATTGTTTCGGGCTGATTAATCCCGCCTCAAATAATGCTTTTTGGTATTCGAGTTCTTTATCTTTGTCTAACATTGATGAAGTTTCTACATAATCAGTCTCGACTTCTATAATAGGTAAATTCGATTGTTCTAATTTATTATAAATTTCTAAATATAAATTAATTATTTCATTCTCATAAAATTGTAATATCTGAAGGTCTTGCAACCTTACTTCCTCAAGTTCCTTTCTATCAATCAACATTGCCGTTCCTGATTGTGCTAATCCCGGATTTTGATTGACTAATGAACTCGGTAACCCTAAGTTACGCATCCCATCCCTTATAATCGCTTCTTTGATTGTTTGGACATCGGAATATGCTGGGGCTGCCGTTACGTGTTCAATCGTTGCCTCCATATCATCCAAAGTCTTATCAGAAGTGTAAACCCTGCCCGGTCCCATCTTGATTTCATCACCTTTTAACCCGTGGTTTTTAAAGTGCCAAATTCCGAAGCCCGAATAAATTAAATTTTCGTCCCTTAAATAATCAATAGCATTTGAGGTTAATTGCATTTTGACTAATTCAAACAACCCGCCGCCGTAAATGTCCGGGTCCTCCGAAAACTTTATAATGACAAAAGGGACTCTATTATATGGGTTCGGCATTCCTTCCTTACTATAACGTTCTTCCTCAATCTTACCATTCCGTTTGGTGCCTTTAAATGTAAATGGTGCTGGCTTGTAATCTATACTGTATTGTTGATATTTCTCATCAGTCCATACGTGGAATCTTATTTCGGGTTTGTTGTTTATGATTGTTTGAAATGGTATCGCTAATTCTAATAAATCACCCGTCACATCGTCCCGCTTTGCCCTGTACATTTCCGGAGTGTAAATCTTTAATTTATACCTGCCGTTTTCTTTCGCTATTGTGACCGCACATTCATTATTTAACTTGCATATCTTATGTATTTCTTTCATCCTTAAATCAAAATTAACGTCGCTTAACAAATCGTTAATCTTGCTTTCTAAGTCTTCGGATATTCCAACCCTGTTGACCGTGTATTGTCTGGATGGCTGTTCATTGTAAACAAAACATATATTATTCAACACCCTGCTCATTGCTAAGTTATCGGTGCTTAAATTTGGATAGTTCCTATTTAATGGGTCGCTTTGTGAATCAGTAGCGAAATAAGCGGATAAATAACTATATAATAATTCCCGCCGGTCTTCCTCATTCGTTAGACTATTCCCAAGCCAACAACTGCCCGCCCTTTGATAACTCATTAATTCAATCTCATTCCTCCAATACGTCGAACCCCAGACCGCTTGATTTTGCCCGTTGTATGCTTTGCCGTAAAATGTTGATTCCGTTCTTTTGTTCATTCTATATCACCTGTGTCTTTGTTGGTTTATATATCGGATATTCATATTGAGTCCAATAACTAACTGAATCCGTTGGGTCTGTTCGTTCCCTGTTTGTATTGTCTAACTCATTTTGATTTGCTTTCCAACTTACTTGCTGGCAGTCCACGATTAACGGCTCTAAAGTCTTATTGATAAACAAATGTCGTTTGCCCTTCGTGTCTTCGAATTGATAATTCAATGATTGTGTTCTATCAATTACACTGCGAGTCGCTTTTATCTTTGGCTCGCTTATGTAAGGCAAAAACCATTCCCGAACTATCTCATAATGACTGTGTCTTGCTCCAACCCTTCTATCCGCTCCAACCCTATCACCGTATAAACTTATAAATCCTTTGTAACCAATATTGTTTAAATATTCCTTTATAATCCTACATTGGTCATCCGTGTTTGTGTTGGCGTTGTACCAACCATTAACACAAACATGGATTATCGGCGGACACCACTCAGGAACGGGATTGAATACTTCGTCAGCCCTAAATTGTTGAATCAGTGTTGTTGACATTGGTCGGTCGGAATAGTTCACGTCCCATGTCATTATTAATGGCTTGTTTAAGTCAAGTCCTTTATCCACGATGTTTAAATGATTAAACTTATAATATACCCGCCCTGACTTTATATTAATGAACTCGCCGTCAATATAACGCTTAATCAATAAATCATCATAATCACCTAATAAAGTATCAAGGTAACCTTCAGGAAGATTGACTTTATTCTCACGTGTCGACCCCATAAATAATTCATAATCGCCTTTAACATAAGAACCACCCTTGAAATCCGCACCTTTGTAAAATTTATCGTAAATAAACTCGAAGCCCTCATTTGTGCCGGCTATCATCCCGTATTGCTTTGTACCTTTGGTTAATTTAGATATTAACGTTTTCCAATTTTCCTCGTTTTTGTGCTTTGGTATTAAATCCGTTTCATCTAATGCAAACCATCCAATATTATGTCCCTCTAATGAACTTCGCTTGTCTTGAGTCCTCAGTAAGATTTTTCCGTATGGAGTAATAAATAATGAGTCGCTGGCTTTCCAATCATAAGATATTTGGAATTCTTTTAACGCTTCTTCTAATGCTGGTCGCAATAAGTCTTCATTCATTCTATATGTTGGCTCTGCCATTAATCCGTCGGTTTGTGTCTCCATTAACGCTTTTAATGCCTTCCGTACTAATGTGTGCGTCTTGCCTGATTTGTAACCGCCGGTAAAACAAGTGAACTTGCTATCTGACTTTACAAACTTGAATTGTGTTGGTCGAAATTTAACTTTCACTTCTATCCTCCACGAATTCAATTACTCTATCAGGAATAACGGTTTCAATTTCTGGCGTTTCCCTTTGTCCCAAATATTGCTTACCGAGCCAAATTAACATCGTAACGTTGCCGTTGCTTGCCGCTTTGTTTTGTAAACTTCTTAATATCTGTTTTCCTTGCTCCCTGCCTTTTTGATATATATCTCGAAAGTTGTTTGTGAACGTTTCTGGGGTGCAATCTAAGTCTAATGCCGCAATTA